GACCTTAAACTCAAAGGGGTATGTCTGCCAACGATCCGGCATTACACCGCCCGCGCGTATACGTTTTCGTTCACAAGCAGTGTCCGCATCTGTTTCACACCGTCATCAAATTTACGCAAAGAAAGTGAAGCCGACTCAATGTTATCCCTAAACATATAGGCATGATACATTGCCCCGTCCACGATTACGTGTTTGAAACGGAACGGGATTGTGGGGACATCATCATGAAGGGATAGATCAGCAGGAAACATAAAGAATTCATACTCTATTGTATATGCTGCATCCGGCATAGGAGCAATAATCAGATCACCGTCCTGCGAACGAACAACATACTCCGGCACAGAACCCTTTGCAGTATCTGTCTCGTACTCTTGATCAATGAATCTCTCTAAGTATTCAGTGTAACTTAGCACCTTCAACTTACGTGCCTCACCTACACCCAGCGTCGTATTGCGCTGCACACGAACAGTATCGAAGTCAGCGTACTTTGCCTCATCCGGAAGTGGGTAGCGTAATTCGCCAGCAGTCAAAGTAAGTTCGTCTGTGTTGTGATTGAACTGCCAGTTGAAGTGCTTCTGATTAACATCACGAACTGCAGCGTTAATGCTGTCTTTGATTTGAGAATAAAATCCCGTTGATGTTGCGAAAGTAGTAGATGAAAGTTCTGTCTCGTTCAACCGACGACACACCTCGTTGACCAATGCTAAGTAATCGTAAGCCATTATCTACTCTCTATAACCCGCAGTCGAATCTCTTGTTCTAACTGCGTTTGATCGCTGGCCGTGACGGCGCATGTGATTTTGTAGGTAGTGAAAGCAGTACCACTACCTAACACGATAGTGGCAACTGTGGTGGTGTTTGTAGCACTTATGCGCTGCAGTCCATTGACGATTTCTGCATCAGTCCATGTTTCTAGATTGCCATCAGCATCTCGCACTTTCCAAGTGACACTAGAGATGGTATTCAATCCCAGCGCGTTTGACCAATCAACAGAGTAGTCTAGCTGTTCGTCCGGGTCTTTGTCGGGCCATTTCAAAGCCATCATGCAGCCTTTCTTCTTTGTGCAGCCTTCTCACTTGGGATTATCTTTAAGGTGCGCTGTCTGCTGTAATTAGCTGCAACGAATGTAGTTGCAACGCCAGTTTCTGTCGTGGTATTTACAACACCTGTACCCGAAACGCTGGCCAAAGCTTCAGATATGTTTACCGTGAGCGTAGCTACTGCAGTTGTAGCAGACACGCTGCCAATGTTTTCATCTACTTGCGGTTCAATAGTTCCGATAGAACCTGTTGCAGATACAGAGTTTATCGTGAAGTTTGCGATTGCGATAAAGGTTAGGCCACCGCCTATCGCTCCTGTAGCCGATACTCCCGTCACAGTCTCTGTTGCTTGAGACTCTACTCCGCCACATACAGCCGTACCGGATACCCCGGATAGGGTGACAGTGTTACTGTGTGTGATAACACCTATTCCGCCCGTGGCATTTACACTTGAAACAGCCAAGGTGTTAAAGGTCTTTGCAAACGGCCTGTTACCCTTGTTAAGAGTAAAGGTCGCTGAAACACCGACAATCGCCTTGCCTACCGCAGCGTTGACTGCTGTAATCTGCCCCGTTCCCGAAACAGAATTAAGTGCCTCTGTAAGATTCGGAGAGACAGTCCCGATTGCACCCGTACCTTCTACACCTGTAGGCTGTGCATTAGGCTCAATGACGTGTATGCCTGTGCCCGCTGTAATTGTTGCAGACACACCGACAAGAACTTCACTGATATCAATCTCAAACCCACCGGCAGAAACGGGTTCTACAGCGGTAGTAGCAAGGAATGACGGTGCATTTACAGTAGGAGAGACATCTCCGTATACTGCAGAGCCATATCGTCCTGTTCCGTACAATCCGTCATTAGCGCCGAATAGAGCGTGAACACGGGGGGTGCCTACTCCGCCGGTAGCTGATACACCCGTCAACGTACTTAGAGATTGAGCCTCAACAGAGTTTACAGACCCTGTAGCTACAACTCCCGTGAGAGTTTCGTTAACGTCTGCGGACAGACTAGGACTCCCGATTTGACCCGTACCCGAAACTCCGGATAGAGCAATCGAAAGAGTAGCGTTTGCGGCACCAATACTACCTGTAGCACTAACTCCCGTAGGTACAACTATAGGAGTTGTTCTGCCGTACGACGCAGTGCCGTACGCGCCGGAGCCGTAGATAGCATCATTAGTGCCGTAAAAGGACATAGCCTAGTCCTTACGCGATACGAATAACAGCGTTAGAAGCGTCCGCAGTTGGGAACTGAATGGTTAGGTCACCGGCAGTTGCAGAAACAGTACCACCGAAGTCAATCACACAGATCGCCTTGTTTGATGCAGAGGAGTTGTAAATGATACAACCTGCTGCACTAGTGGTTACGTTGCTGAATACTTCGTCAGCAAAATCTACAAAAGCAGTAGTGCCGCTTGTAGTTATCGAAGCACTGTCTAAGTTCTGTCCACCAGCAGAGTAGTTACTGCCTGTGGCTTCATCAGAGTTGCCAGTTACGTCAGAATAATTTGTTGTTGCTGCACCATACGTACCGCTCATGCCGCTCTTAATAAGGGCCAGCTTGATAGTATGTGTGTCGAGATCGTGTGTACCGCCCAAAAGTTCATTCTTAAAGCTTGTACACATTGCTGTTGTGATTGCCATTTGGATTCTCCCTATTAGGCAGTTTAACGATTAGGATCGTAGTATTCTTCTACGGATATCGTTGTTAGTAGCGTATTTGCGGTAGTAGCCGTTACGTAAACGATATTCCCCGCTTGAAGATAGAGAGGTGCATTGTCGTTAATTAACGCCTCTGAAGAGTTGGCCGCGATTGCACGGGCCTCAAAAATATTTGTAGTCGTTGATCCGTCATTCCATTGCACAAGAATATTACGTGCTGACGAGTCTGAATTACCTATGATAAGTGCCCGGACAATCGAAGTGTGATTTGCCGGGACAGTATAGAGTGTCACTTGACCTGTGCCAGTAAGGTCGGATGCTTTTGTTACTAGCTTAGAAGCTGTATTTGTAATCGGCATCAGCGTGTCTTTCGATATGCGCGAGTCTTCTTCGCTATCTTCTTGGGCTGCTTGGCCACTTGCTTACCGGCGCGAGTAGCTTTCCGCTTGGCTTTCGTGGTGGCTGCGTACTCCGCCGACGATAGTGCCTTGATGGCACGAGACGGTAGATATCGCTCCCCGGTTGCTTTCGGACCTTGGGTGGATGGTTTGCCACTCTTTGTCCTCCACTTTTGTTTAGTCCACGCTTTCAAAGAGCGTTGGCTCTTTTTCAGTGCCATCGTCCGCCTCCATTGTAAGGGCGGCTAGCGCACCCATCTTGTCGTTCGCGTTGACCCACTTTTCCAACGCGCTATCCATCTCTTCCAAGAGACCCGGATGTTCACCCACGCCAACAGCATGTTTAAGGTAAACGTGGAGTACAAATTCTGCATCTGCCATCTCCGCTATGTATTTATGTTTTAGTGCTTCGAGTGCCAGCTTTTGCATTATAATCTCCTATATAAGTTATTGTATCATTTTTTACAGAAATATGCAAGAAAATTATTTCTTCTGTGACTTGCGGATTGCTTCGAACGTCTCTTGGATGCTTGGTGGCTTGGTTTCGTTAGGGCTATAGCGACACTGAAACTCGCGAGGAAACCACTCGTCCATACGAAAAAAGATAGTGTCTACAGTGTTGTTTACGCCGTGATATACGCACACACGCTGCTTGTCTACTGTAGTGCAGCCTTTCAAACGACAGGTAACATGCGTCGGGTCTGCTGCGTGAGCAACCTTGCCCTTAAGAAACATGGCAAATCCGTACAACATTGCTGCACCGATACAACCCATGAGGGTCCACGCAACAACTTCTACGAACTTCTGTCTGCGTTCACGCTGCTTGTAGAGTGTTTCCTTACGCTGCTTACGTATCTGACCTTCCATACGAACCAATTCATCCCACTTCGACTTGCCCATCGTCAAGGAAATCCACTGCTGCAGTTCATACCGCTGTTGCTTGGCCTTTTCCTTGTTTGCAAAAGCCGTAAGAGCCTGCTGCTCTACACTCTGTCCAGCAAACAGCTTCTTGAATATCGGAGGATTTTTTGCCTCTCGTTCTGCTTGATCTAGGTCAGACATAGCACCCATCCATCGTGACAGATCACCAGCCATCTGTTCGATGTCACGGCCTACAGCAAAACCCTTCTTAAGTGCAGAAAAAGCTGCCGAAGCAGTTGCCATTGCTGAGATAGGGTCCATCAGTACACCTTTGTGTCTTTGTCAGTTAGTTTGGGTAAGCAGTAGGAGGTTATCTTCTCTCCCTGTTTATGTAGGGTCTGTGCGTACCACACACAGTCCTTTAGGTCTGCAAAATACATATCGCTGCTGACCATCTGTCTGTCATCTCCCGTGCCTAAGAAAACAAACAGGAGAAAGACGTGTTTCATCTTAGTCCCTGTAGCCGCCCCCGGCTTTTTTATAAGCAGCCGCTGTCATTTGGGCTTTTCTCGCCGACCACTGACCGGGGCGTCCGCCCTTCCCACCAGCCTTGATACGGTTGAAGATGCGCTTTCTCAGTCCGGGCTTAGTGTAGTTGCCAGCCTCATTAACTCTACTTTTGCTTTTTGTTTTACCGCCTTTCGCGTAGCCAGCCGCTCCAGTCGATTTTGTTGACGACGTTTTTTCAACGCCCGTGATCTTGCCCGCGTTGCGGGTTGCATAGAAGACTTGCTCACCCTTCTTACCCCCGTATGTGCGTTTCATTATCATGCAAACTCTCCCTTCTTCATCGCGTCCGAAAGTTTGACGGCCCGCGATTTTACCTGTTTCGCCCAACGCGAATCGAGCATTTCGACGGATGCGGTGTGGAAGTCTCCTGCTTCAATACCGGCCCACATCTTCTTGAATTTACACAGGCGAGGCACACCCATATTGAATGCCATGTCCATCACGATCAATTGACGCACAGCGTCGAGGTCGTACACACAGGGCTTGGCCCGTGCCAGTTCGTCCTCTACGATTGCAATGTCATTGCTGGCTAGGTAGTACGCATCTGCCTCTGTGATGCCGTGTTCGTAAACAGCATCGATGGACGGGAAGTCCATGTGGTCGAGTTCGGCCTTGCTGATGCCCCGTCCCTCTAGGTTGCGTCCTATGCCAATTGTATCAATACCCAAAGAATCTTTGTACACCCTAAGTTCTAAGCCTTCGTGTAGGCGTAATTTACTAACAAACGTGTTGAGGTCATACTTCATTCTGCGGGTTGCATTATGCGCGTTCATCATCGTA